CAGGATGATGATTTGTTCTTACCGATAAAAAGAAAAGAGTATAAGTTTGTAGTTTCTGTTGATATTTCTGAAGGTTTAGGACAAGATTATTCCGTTATTAATGTTTTTAGAATAAATCACAAATCAAAAGATACTATAGAAGTACAAAAAGCGGCTTATAAATCACTGGTAGATTTTTTTAGATTAGACCAGGTAGCAATTTTTAGAAGTAATCTATGTTCCGTTAAGCAATTAGCCGAGTTTCTTTATGTTTTAGTATTTGAATATCTAAATCCAGAAAATGTAAGAGTGGTCTTAGAATTAAACAATTATGGTAATACGTTGTTAGCTGAAATGCCACACGTGTTTGATGGTAACAATGATTATGGTTCATCTGTATTTGTTAGATATAAACACAGAGCTGATTCTACTGAAGAAAAGGTAGGTCTTAAAGTTGGTGAAAATAAAAATTTATTAGTAAAAGACTATCAAGACCTGATGATGTCTAAAGGATTTTATATCAATAACGAAGATACAATTCGTGAAATCACTACATTTGTTAAACATACTACAACAGCTGGTAATATCAGATATGCTGCTGATGTTGGTCATGATGATTGTGTTATGACAATCGTCAATGCTACATCTATATTTTCAAAACCAGAGTTCAAAGAGTCTTGTGAAGAGTGGATGAACCGACATATTGACAAGAGTACATCATCTTATATAAACGAATGTTTAAAACAAGTCGATTTTGTCGAAGGTTTAGACTATAGTCAATTATTAAGAGTAAGAAGACAAGTGTTAAGTCGTAATAGAGGTCAGGGTGGTGCTGGAAACTGGTTTGGAACCAATTAATTATTTGTTAACTTCCATAGTTACTGATAAACCTGAATTCTGCAATTTTTCTTTCATTGAAGAAATAGTATCATAATCACCGTATTTGACATCGCATTTTCCTTTGAAGTGTACAATATGAGCACATTGATTAGCCTGTTCAAATTCATGTCCACAGTGTTTCATTAAGCAGTTGATTACATGGTCAAACGTATTGTAGTCATCATTATGAAGGTCTAATCGATAAGGTTTAGACAGTAATTCTTCGGCTTTAGATTGAGTTTGTTTTTTTGTAATTGTTGCCATAATTAAACAGTTTTAGATTATATATTAAAATTTATACTTGTTGTGGTTTTTCTTACCACGTCTACGATGTCAATTGGAATTTGTTGATTATTAGCCCATTCTTCAAATCGCGGAAGATGCTCATCTCTATCATCATACATAACAAATTTATCGCATTTTGTTATTTCGATTAATTTTTCAAATAATGTTGTCTTAAATGCAAAAGTATCACCACCCCAGTTAAGATAAATTCCTTTAGAACCGTTTCCATTTTGCTGTTCATCTGCTGATTTTATTGACCAGATTTCATCAAATGAAAAATTGTGTTTATTTAGAATTTTTTCAATGTTTTGTCTCATGTTTGGAACTTTTTGAAGCCTACCAGTGGCTAAAATTCTAAGTGAATCTGTATCTTCTGTTGCTTTAAGATATTCTTTATACACCCACTCATTTTTTGGTGTATCAAAAACTTCTAAATCTAGTGTTTCTGGTTTTGACCACCATCCTCTATGTGGCCACGGTTGACCAGTTTTTTCTTGCCAGATTGATTCGCCCGGATCGGGTAACATTGTGTGAAAAAGTGTATCATCAAAATCAAAAGAATATAAAGTCATTTCTTATTTATTAAAAAAATTTTTACAAATATAGTAAAAAAACTAAAAATTACGAAAATTTAGAGAGTTTTATTATTTTATATATATCATAAATTTAATAAAAAGTTATGAAGGTTAGGTTAGATTTAAAGTCAATTGTTATAATTTCTTTAGCAGTTGTTTGTCTTTTATTTTTTTCTCTTTGGTTTCTAAAGGGTACCGGGTATAAAAAAGAGTTCAAATTGTTAGAGCAACAATATAAAAATTTACAACATACTAGAGATTCTTTACAAAGAGTAAATCTAAAATTAAAAAGTGATTTTAATAAAACTCAAAAATCAATTGATGATAGAGACAAAAAAATCAAACAAATTGAGAACGAACTAAATAAGTCTAAAACACAATTAAATAAAGCGAACTCTGAGTTGAGTAGAAACAAAAAAGACTTGGATGAAACTAAGAAAAAAATTGAAGATCTTAAGAAAAGTCCTATCAAAAGAGAAGGTGAAGATTTGTTAAATTCCTTAAAAGAAAAATTAAAATAAAATATGAAAAATATACTATTGTCATTTTTGTTTGTTGTAATATCATTAGTTGGTTATTCTCAAACATATCCAAGATTTGAAACCGATTCTACTGGTCAGAAACTATTAGTAATGACTTATGAGCAAGCACAGAAGATTGATAATGCTTTTGAGTTATTAAATTTACTTGAAAAGGCAGGTGCTGAATGTGACAATCTTACTCTTTCGTATATTAAAGTGATAGATGAGTATAAACATCAAGTTAGTCTTTTACAAACCGATATTACACTCCATAAAGGACAAATTACAGATAAAGATAATCAATTAGCAAATCTTGAACAAAGATTGGCTAACTGTGAAACAAACGTTGCGACCTGTGACCAACAAATAGAAGTAAGGAATAAACAAATAGGACTTTTGGAAAATGAGGTCAGAACGCTTAAGACAAAAAGAAATATCGCTTACGGTGTTGGCATAGGTGGTATTATAGGCGGTATTTTATTAGTTTTATTAATTCATTAAAATGTATAAAAAATGAATTTTTTTAATTAATATATAACTCATAAAAAATATAATTTAAAAATGAAGCACATAAGAACATTTGAAAGTTATCGTGTTAGAAAAAACAGAGAAGAGATTATTAAAGAATCTGTTCTTCAAGTAAACGATATCTATAAAGTTAAGACTATGATTGATATTCCTCAGTCATTAATCAATGCTTACGTTAAAAAAGTAAAAGATACTACTGGTAAAAACTTACGTCAGTTTTTTGGTGATGTTGATATCGCTGAAGAGATTGTTAAGTTTATTAATATGAATAATCTGGATGTTGAAAAAATTCCAGGTAATGCTATTATGGGTGGTGCTCAGGGACAAACACAGGGTCAGGGTCAGTCACAAGTTCAAGTAGAAGGTGAAGCTCAGGCTCAACCACAAGTTGAAGCTCAACCACAAGCTGAAGCTCAACCAGAAGGTGGTCAGGCTCAGGCTCAGGAATTTGAAGAACCTCAAGGTCAAGCACAAGGTCAAGCACAAGGTCAAGCACAAGGTCAAGCACAAGGTCAGGCACAAGGTCAGGCACAAGGTCAGGCACAAGGTCAAGCACAAGGTCAGGCACAAGGTCAGGCACAAGGTCAGGCACAAGGTCAGGCACAAGGTCAGGCACAAGGTCAAGCACAAGGTCAAGCACAAGGTCAAGCACAAGGTCAGGCACAAGGTCAGGCACAAGGTCAGGCACAAGGTCAAGCTCAGGCTCAAGCACAAGAAGAGGAAGAAGAGGGCGAGGAAGAATTACCAGCTTAATCTAATCAAAATATTTAGAGAACCCATCAGAAATGATGGGTTTTTTTATTTAATATATAATTTATGAAGTTTATTAAAACATTTGAAAGTTATAACGAAGACACTCTTATAATCGTTGATGTTCAAAAATCATTCAAAAAGTATTTCTCAGAGATGTATTTGAATGAACTTAAAAAATATTGTAAAAACTTTCAAAATGTTTACCAACTTTGGGACAATCACGTGGATGGCAAGATAGTAGATAAAGATTACTTATATGACGAATATCCAGAAATTCCTATTCATAGAGACTTATATCACTTTCCAAATCAAAAAGAATTGATAGAAAAACGATACAACTATGATGTTGATGCTGATTTCTACAAAAGAATTTTAGACAAGTCGGTTTATGATGAGATAAGTAAAGGAGAAGAGAAAAAATCACTTAAAAAAGGAGATATTTTTCCTACAAAAGAAGGAACTGTAATTACTTTTATCAACAACAATCACGTTTGGTTTCATGTACCAAAAAAACTTTATGATTTATTAGTTGGCTTAAAAGGTAAAGAAGTAGTTATTGTTGGTGGTGCTGATTCTGAGTGTTTAGAAGATGTAGTTACCACTGCGGAAAGTTTGGGAGTTAAAATCAAAAGAAATTATAAATTTATTTATACGGCTCAAAGCTGTCCAATATAGTTATTTTACTCGAACATTCACCTCTACTTCACTTATTGAAAAGAAAATATACATATATTCTTGAAAATTATCTGGATCTTGATTTATTTCCACTGAAAGTTCATAATTTATACCTTCTAACTCTGGAATATAATCTGCAATTTGGGCTCTAATATCGCCTTCGATTGCTGGTGCTGAAAGTAATGTCTCATGTAGTAAGGCAGTTAAATCACATCCAAAGTTTGGATCGCCTAATAGCTCGCCTTTGTTGGTAAAAAGTATCATTTCATACTTTTGTAGAATTACTCTTACTGTGTCGTCTTCTATAAATTTATAACTAGTATAGTTTGGGTGACCTGGATATTTTATATAAAAGTCAATGAAATTGAAATTTGCCATGAACTATATATAAATATATTTTATTTTCAATTTAGAAGGTCTCTGAATTTTCCAATAATTGTCATTCCTAAAATAATTGGATCTGTATTTGTTTCTAATTTATCAGTATAATCGGCTATAATATAATTACATTCAAATAATTTTTCAACATTTTTATTCTCTGAAATAGACCAATCAGTAAATGGTCTTCCTAATAATTTAATCAGAGTGTCGATTTTTTCAGCACCAAAGTTATTCATTAGAAAATGATAAACTTTTTCATAGTCTGATGATTTGTCATAAATACAATTATATAAATCTAACTTAACCTTGTTACTTACATTAGAAGAGTTCTCTCCAATATTTCCGGTTTGTAAGTAATTTTGTACTTCTACCATTATAGAACGGAAATCTGGAAACTTTTTCTGAACAATTTCAATTAGATGATCTTTTGGAATTTCTTTGCCTTCCGATGGAAGGATTTTTTTCATAATTCGTTTTGCAATTTCTTGTTTAAGATATTTTTCCTCTTCAATACTTTGACAATCAAAATTAATTTGTGGAATTCTAGATTTTATACCATCTGTAATTTTGTTAATGTGGTTGGTGGTTATAATGAACCTTACGTTTTTATTATACTTTTCAATAAATGCTTTGAATGCGTCTTGAAACTGAACTGATACCCTTTCAAACTCATCTAAGAAAATAAATTTTATATCAGATTCCGATTCCATCATCGGTGTGAATTTGCAAAAATTTTCAATTTCTCCTCTTAAAACATCAATTGATGTGTATAGTGAACTATTTAGTTCTAAATAAGGTGTGTTTTTTGTGTATTTACCTATGAGGATTCTTGCTAAACTGGTTTTCCCGGTTCCGTAGTTTCCATAAAAGATATAATTACCGTTTACGCCATTTTCGAAGTATTTTCGAATTCTGGGAAGTAGTATAACATCGTCCATGTTTTTTGGTCTCCACTTTTCCCAAAGTAGTAAATTATTTAAGCTCATATAAAATATATTTTGATTAGTTAAGAAGTTTAGAAAGAAGTCTTTTTTTATATATATGATTATGATCGGTGAAAGATTTAATATGGAGGATGTTTTCTTCCGAGATTTGACGGTTTGTGTTTTAGATACACTGGAGGGTCAAATTAGATGGGTTAACAGATTTTCTTCTGGAGATTTTCCGGTAGAAGTTCCTTTCTATTATTCTTTGACGGGTGATGAAAGATTTTTACTTGATACTTTTCAAGATGATATAGTTTCTGAAAATAGATTTATCGAGTTAAATACAGATGTTATACCTCGTGGTCACATCACGATGAAGTCATTTAATATTACTTCAGATGAATTTGCTAATCCAAATGTTTGGCTAAGAATGGTTGTTGAAAATGAACACGAAATCAGAAAAATATTAGCAAAGGTTAGAGCTGTGCCAATTGTAGTTGATTATGATTTGACTATATTACTTTCTAATGAAATTGATACTTTCAAATGTTCTCAGGCAATTATGGATACACTTTGGATTTATAAATTTATGTATTTTGAACATAATTTTATGAATATAGATGCCGTTATGTTACTTCCTGATACAAATCAAATTGAAATCAACAGAGAAAAGAATTTAACAAGTGACAACACAATTAAATTAACAGTTTCTTTTCAGGTACAGACTTATTACCCAGCATTTAGAAAAGACCGAGTAAATCCTCAGGGTTATCCGAGATACTATGGTGATGGTATGACCGATATGAATGGTTATAACTTAACAGGTGGATTTTCTGACTATTTTAGTGGTGTTGCAAATTCTGGAAGTCCATTAGATCCGTTGTCAGCTTCTTCTGGGCCTAATATACCAAATGGTGCTAGTTCTACTAGACCGCCTTTGGCACCCAATGGTTTTCCACCTGGTCGACCATTTCCACCTCCTCCTGTTAGTCCGATTTTCCCTTCGTCTGTTAGTGGTCAGCCTGTTTGGCAAAACAATGGTCTTACTGGTGGTGGTGCTACGTTTAGTATAACTGTTGGTACTGGAAGCGTTAACACTAATCCTAATCCATCTACAAGTCCGTGGGGTGGAGATTCACCTACAGGTGCTGCGCCTTCTGATGATCCTAACTACTATATGTACGCTCCAAAGAGAACGAGATGGTTTAGTAACATATTAAGAGCGAGACAAAGATCTACTACTCCGATATTAAATCCCAATGCTGGAAACCCAAATCGGACTAATGGACCAAATTAAAAAAATAGCAAAAAACGGTTTTTTTCTATTAATATATAGAGTAATAAATAAAAAAAAATATTATAAAATATGAAGAATCTTAAGCTAGAGTTGTTTAACTTCAAAAAGAATCTTTCGCTTGACCAAGAAGAGATTTCAGCAATCGTAGAAGGACACATGAATGCTTGTAACGAACATTCTGAAAAAACTATTGTTAATTCTCTCAATGAAAGATTAAAGGCTTATACATATGATAAAAGTGTTAAATCCTTATTAGAAAGCCTCAATGATGATGTGAAGAATTATGAATTATTGTATGAGTTAAAAAATTTATATAATGTATTAAATTCTAAAAATCAAGGAGAATTGTACAGACACCCAATTAACGTGCTTTTACAAACTATCAACTTGGATTCTGACCAAGATAGGATGTCAAAAGTTCTTAACGAATTGGCTATTTATGATTGGGTTCCTGAGATTAAATTATTCGTTCATAATTTAACTACATCACCAGAGCAAAAGACTAATTTGTTGAGTGGTGGTAAAGGTGAATCAGTATTCACAATCGTTGAGCAAGTGGAAGATGGTCATATTGCACTTGTAAGAGATTCTTGGTTTATTTTAACTGAAAATTCAATTGAAAAAACTCTTCTTGAGACACATGTTAAAGATGAGCAAGAACTTAGAAGCTTAAGATTGATTGAGTCTGCACTTAAATATGCTCAAATTTCAGATGATAGAGTAAATTTCAGAATTTCTGAATATTTAACTGTTGGTCTGGGTGTTAGTGGAAAAGGTATTTTTATCAATGATGATGAATTAGATGGTGAAACTACATTAGAATCACTTTTCAACTCACCAATCGTTCCAATCGTTAATAAAAATTTCTATCCAGTTCTTTTAGAAGTATCTCAAAATATGGATAAATTTGTTGAGTTAGATGTTGTTAAAAGAATTAACAACTTAATTAACCCACATTTAGAGTGTTTTGCTTTCAATTACAAAAACAACACATTCTTATACAGATGTGACGAAAGATATGGTAATTCATTCTTCAAATATGAGTCTGCTATTGAATTAGTTAACGAAGTTAGAAACGAACTTAATTATGATTTAACTTATTTCTTTGAAAATAAATTAGATAAAGAGTTAGTTGTTAAGAGAAAATTAGAAGACAAAGAAAGAGAAGTTTCTTTAAAATTAGAAGATGTTAACTTCAATATTGAAAAAATTAAAGGTTCTATTGAATTAATCGGTGAGTCT